AGTCTTTGATCCGGTCACACTCTTCTATGATGGCGCGCAGTATTTCTTAGCGGATGGATTCCACCGTTACTTCGCCAATCGTAAGGCCGGATCACCAAACATCAACGCAAAGGTAATTGAAGGAACATTACGCGATGCGATTCTGTTTAGCTTCTCTGCTAACAGTAAGCATGGCCGCCGCCCGAACGCTGCGGATAGACGCAAAGCAGTCACTACTATGTTGAACGATATCGAATGGCAAGAGTTCAGCGACCGAGAGATAGCCCGCATCTGTGATGTTAGTCACACCCTGGTTAACACCATACGTAAAGAGTTGAATGCATCCAAGGCTGACACCAAATACATTCGCGATGGTAAGCAGCAAACCATGAAGCCTAAAGCGGAGAGCAAAGCTTATCAAGAAGAACAGTTTGATGAAGCAGCGATAGAAAAAGAAATACAGCAAGCAGCATCAGAAAATTTACAGAAAGAGAACGAAGACCTGCGAGATCAACTGACAGTTGCACTAGCTGCAAGTTCTGATGATGTAGAAAAAGAAAAAGCACAGTCTGTTATCACTGAACTACGCGCACAGATCCGTATGCTTGAAGTAGAATTAAGAGCTATGACTAACTCGCGTGATCAGTTCCAGTCAGAGAACATACAACTCATGAAGCAAGTAGCTATGCTTACAAAGAAGTTGAAGAAGGTAGAACAGAAATAGTAATGCCCACGCCAGCGGGATAGTGCTGGTAGTCTAAGGAGAGTTATGCTTAACCTACGTTCCTATCAGGAGCAGACCCTTGCTGCCCTGCGTGAAGGATTCGCAAAGGGAAAGAAGTGCCAAGTGTTATATGCGCCTACGGGTGCCGGCAAAACAGAGATGGCTATCGCATTGATGGCTGCCACAAAAAACAAAGGTAACAAAGCGGCGATGTTGTTAGACCGTATTGTTCTTTGCGATCAAACCAGTAAACGATTAGAGAAGTACAAGATAGACCATGGCGTAATGCAGAGCGGCCATTGGAGATATCGTCCCTATGAATCCATCCAAGTATGCTCGGCTCAAACACTTGAGCGCAGGGGTTCGTTCCCAGGGTTGAACCTTTTAATCGTGGACGAGTGTCATCAAACACGCGAGCAAACAGTCCAGTTCATCAAAGACAATCCTGATATCCGTGTTATCGGATTGACTGCTACCCCATTTACAAAGGGACTTGGCAAGATATACGACAACGTGGTCTCGGTCGTAACTACCAAGCAGTTAGTAGATGATCAGGTACTCGTACCTTTGCGTGTGTTCATAGCCAAAGAGATCGACATGACCGGCGCGAAGAAGGTAGCCGGAGAGTGGAGCCAAGCAGAGACTAGCACTCGCGGCATGAAGATCACCGGCGATGTGGTTCAGGAATGGGAAAAGAAAACCTTCGAGATATTCGGTGAGCCACGCAAGACTATTGTCTTTGCTAGTGGTGTAGACCATGGCGTACATCTGGCTCGGAAGTTTGAAGCGAGCGGGTATAACTTTATCTGTATCAGCTACAAAGATGATGACGAGTGGAAGAAGCAGGTCATCGAAGACTTCAGCAAACCAGATACAAAGATACATGGATTAATTGCCACCGATATCCTGACCAAGGGATTCGATGTCAGCGATGTGATGATCGGTGTGTCTGCTCGTCCATTTAGTAAGAGCCTGTCCTCTCACATCCAACAGATGGGGCGTGTGATGCGCGGCCATGAAGGTAAAGAGTTTGCTGTCTGGCTCGATCATAGCGGTAACTACCTGCGATTTCGTGATGAATGGGACGAGGTATATGAGCAGGGCGTAGAAGAACTTGACGAGGGTAAAGAGAAAGCCAAGCGAGAACCGAGCGAGCGGGAGAAGCAAGACTCTAAGTGTCCTCAATGTGCTGCCCTGTGGCCGGCTAGTTCTGATACTTGCTACAACTGCGGCCATGTTCGAGAGAAAAAGAACAAAGTAATTAGTCTGCGCGGTGAGTTGGTTGAACTGACTGGCCCTGCATTGCGCGAGGGTAAGCAGCAGTTCTGGAATGAGTTGGTCTGGTACATCCGTGTCCAGGGTTGGAGTAAAGGACGCGCAGCTCATACATACAAAGACAAGTTCGGTGTGTGGCCTCGAGGGTTGAGGGATGACACGCCATGTATGCCAAGCGACAACACGCGCAGGTTTGTAGACAAGAAGCTTAAACAATTCTTACGCACGGTGAGGAGATAACATGGACTTCCTAGACTTCTGCCGTGGTCACGGCATCATCATTCACGACCTGCCACCTGTCGGTGTATGGAAAAGGTACGGCACAGACGATCATCCGCGCAGTAAAAACGGTGCGGTGAAGTATATGCAGACACACGGATTCGTTCAGAACCATGCGACATCGACTGTCGTATCCATCTGGAAACCTGATAGCCCTGTGCAGATTGATCGCACGGCGGCCATGATATCGGTACGCAAAGCAGAGGAAGACCAACGCAAGCGACAACATCAGGCTATGCAGCGCGCTGTCGGTATGCTGAACGGCAGCGGGCTCAGTACTCATCCGTATCTGGAAGCAAAAGGATTTAAGGACGAGCAGGGAAATGTCCTATGGCAGAACGGCAAGCCACTACTGCTGATACCTATGCGGGTGAACAACAACTTGGTAGGACTACAGCAGATAGACGAGGACGGCCAGAAGAAATTCTTGTACGGACAACGTACTAACAACGCTACGTTTAACTTCGACAATAAAGGCATGAACATTTTGTGTGAGGGGTACGCTACGGCATTAAGCATTCGCATTGCGATGAAGCAAATGAAGAAGCGGTATAACTTGCACGTATGCTTTTCTGCCGGCAACATGGTGAAGGTGGCCGCCGGTCTGGAGCCAGGGCTAGTGATAGCGGACAATGACGAGTCAGGCACAGGGGAGCGGGTCGCTAAGGAAATTGGCTGGCCGTATTGGATGAGTGACATGGTGGGCGAGGACGCCAACGACTATCATCAGCGCCTCGGTTTGTTTGCATTCACGCAGAGTCTTACGTCAATGCTCAGTCGTAGAACGGAAAGCCTGTCCCATTGACAATTGGCCTTCGGTAAAAACGGACACGGCATTGAGCGACTGCATGATCTCTATTCCAAGTGAGAGACAGCGGTCGCCCTTGCCTGACCAGTCAGAAATAACGCGCACGTTCCCATCCTCATCTTCTAGGATGTGGACGGAGAACGTGGCGGGGTGGTTGTCATTCATCGACTAAGTCTAACTCAACTTTTTTCAACGTGGTTTTGCCTTCGCAGGCTTGACAATGCCTGTATTCAAAAACGGTTTCGAGTACCCATTGATTTGTTTCTGGTGACCATGAAGCCCATGCATCGGCAAAAACTTCATCGCTGCCGCAAGTATTGCAAACGTAGTTATATTTCATTGTGTGATCTCCTATTTAGATTGCGCCCATAACATTGATACAACTAACATTTCTGCCATGCTTTCAATTTCATCTTGTATCCATTCGTCTGAATAATTCTCAAACGGTTCCCATGCGATAAGGTCATCAACGTCAGCATAAAAGTGCATTGATGCAATTGCGTGTGCGCGGGTTTTGATTTCGTCTAATGTTTTCATTGTGTGATCTCCTTTTCATTAACATCTTCTATGCGATAGTCTGATGGTTCGTAGTCAATGCCTGCGTTATCCATATCCTCGAAATGTTCCTCAAGTTCCGCTGCGGCCTCGTCAAAGCTTGCAAAGTATTGTGTCTGTCCGTTCTCAGTCCAGACGTTTTCCCCGCCAAAAAGTACCTGTACTTTCATTTTGATCTCCCATTAAATAGACTTGAAATACTTGATCCACGCTTCAATAGTTTCTTTATCAATAAAACTATTATCGAGGTCGGCTATCAATTTCAAAACCTGCCGCGCTTCATCATTAGTGAGGCTGTCGTCAACCTCTTGAATATCGGTAAAGTGGAAATTCAGTTTGATTGTTATTTCATCTGGTAAATTATTCATAGCAACACCCTTTCACAATAGGAAAAGTAAGAAAAGAAAAGCCCACATAATCAGGAAACCGGCAACACCGGCTAAAAATTCGATAAAAATATTCATTGTTTCCCCCATTAAATAGTGCAACACCCGCAGCAGGGCGCGTCCTCACACCGGCCGCGATTATTCCGGTAAAAAGTTTTCGCCCCTTGTTCACCGATTAAAGTGATTGACGCTACGCCCGAGGGCGCCCGCTTGATCAGTACAGCGCGGCCGCGATTCCAGTCTATTAGATCACCGGCTATGATCCGAGCGCCCGTGGTAGCACACCGGCCGGCATATTTAGCTGTAATAGTTGCCATTAATAATCCCTTCCCTTAATTTGTACAAAGCCGTTAACCTCTTTGCGCGCTTTTCCCTTGGCATATAAAGCGACAACCACGCCGACCGGCTCGATGTGGCGGACGTCCGTGTCGTCGCCATCGATAACAGTCCATCCTCTGAACGTCTCTGGGATGTCAGCGCGATTCTGAAACACTACGGCCGTTCTCTGATTTGCTGTATTAGTCAGTCCTTTGATGCTGATTACCTTCGGCGTAATGGCGCTGAATGAATAGGTAAGGTCGTAATTACCGGCCGTTTTGCCGGCTAGATTCCGGCTAGGGTGTTTTGTGTAATCGTAGAATTGAACATCCGCAAATAATTGGAAAATCGTTTTGCCATCGATCAAAATATTCTCGAAAGCGATATCAGAGGTGCCATTCGGCCGAACTAGTGGAATTAATCCTAGTTTTTCGGCTCGGCGCTTATGCGACCATATGTCAGCGCAAAGTGACAGCATGAAAGCGCGTCGATTTTCATAAAACAAATGAGTTTTATTTGCTCGAGCTAGCTGTACGCTATTAAAAGCGCCACGGCCGGCCGATTTAAGACAGCCTTCGAAGCATCCGGCTTGCATAGCAAAAGGGCAAAGTTTGGCATCCGGCACTAAGTAGCAAATAGCTGTCAAATAACCTATCTTTTGACCTTTGATTGTTTTCGCGCTTGATTCGCCAAGAATCGACCGGTAAATTAGACCTTCGGCTTTTAGTTGGGTTTTATATGGGTTTTGCATTACTCGCTCCTGAAGTTATTAAAAGAATAAATACTGTCAATGCATGGTTATTTTCTCTAATCGCATGCAATAGGTCAAGCAATAAAGTCTATTGCATCATTGTATTTACCTATCAAAAGCCAGGTTTGATTGCTTTTCTCTATTTGTTCCTCCTATAATGCGCACGTTAGCGCGGCCGCGCGCGCATGTAATCCCGAAGGGAATCGGTTCAGGATGAAAACAGTCAGTAGAAAAGAACTAAGGGAAGCAATAAACACTAAGGGAGCAAATGCCTCCCTGCTTTTGCCACGGAATACCCTTACACACAAAGAACGTAGATTCACGGAGGCGCTTGTATTAGATCAAATGACCGGAGCGGATGCCTACAGAGCGGCATACAACACGAAGGCTAAACCTAAGCAGGTCGGAAGTGAGGCAAGTAGATTGAAGGCTAAACCTAGAATTGCCGCAGAAATAGAGGCGCTCGAGCTAGCAAAGCAGGTCGCTACATTGCATTCCGCCGAAGCTTTGAGGTCACTTGTTATTTCCACGCTCACAAAAACAATCATTGACGAGGACACAAAGCCTGCCACGCGCATTCAGGCCGCGAAAATACTCGGTCAAGTAACAGAGGTGAGTGCATTCACTACGCGAACCGAGGTCACTCACATTCAGGACAGCGGAGCGATTCGCTCGCAGATACTAGATCAACTGAAATCGATGATGCTATCGAGTGATGATGCTGTAGACGTCGACGCGTCCGACCTGCTGACCGAATTAGTTGGTGGCCCTGCTGACCCTACCGTACCCCCACCCCCCGAAATGCAAAATGGGACTCCGGCTACCGACCTGCATACTATTCCACTCGAACCATCCCAATCTTTTTCCGATTCTGAGGAAGACCCCCCCTTGTCCGAGGATTTGCCTACCCCCCAGGGGGATATATTTTTGGAGAAAGGGAAATAGTTATCAAGTGGTTACTGGCAAGTTTTGCCAGTAAGCGTTTGACAACATTTTATATCCATGACGGTATTACTTATAAATCGGAGCATGACGGCTAAGAGAAGTGAGATGTCGTATGAGGAATGTGTGGAGAGAGATATGACGCCGGCGCAGAGGGAAGTGTTCTTGTGTATAGATGAGTGGTGGAAGAAGTATGGGTTTGGGCCGTCTATACGGGATATATGTAATGTGAGGGGAAAAGCTGGTATGGGAAATACGGCTGAGATTATCAACCGGCTTGTGAAGATTGGCGTTCTGAAGAAGGTTAAAGGCGCGGGCAGAAGTGTAAGACCGGTATATATAAACTTCAGGACTCTGGAATGAATAAAGACGAGAAACTATTACTGGAGGCGTTTACGTTGCTCTACACCATGTATAAAGATCAGCATGGCGGGAGGAAGTATTACCGTCCGGTGAGTATTTACCCTACGCTATCGAAAATACAAAACCGATTGGATAAACCTATCAGGCAGGAATCGTTATCTATAGTAAGACAGAGACAAGAGGCTAATAGTCCGTGGACTTAAGTGAGCTGATAAGTAAGCTGCCGGCGAACGAGCAGGAGAAATTACTGGAGCAGGTAAGCCAGTATAAGGATGCTGTCACGCGGGAGAAAGCTCAGAAGTCGTTTATGGCTTTCGTACATGAAATGTGGCCTGGGTTTATTCATGGAAGACATCATGCCTTAATGGCTAAGAAGTTTGAAGAGATAGCTGCTGGGAAGTTAAAGAGACTGATCATCAACATGCCGCCGCGTCACACTAAGTCAGAGTTTGCCAGCTTCTTGTTACCTAGCTGGTTCTTAGGGAAGTACCCAGACAAGAAGGTTATCCAGACATCTAACACGGCTGAACTGGCTGTGGGGTTTGGTAGGAAGGTTAGGAACTTAGTTGATAGCGAACAGTATTCGAAAATCTTCCCAGGGGTCGGCCTCCGTGCGGATTCCAAGGCGGCTGGACGTTGGGCTACTAGCCACGGTGGCGATTATTTCGCTATCGGTGTTGGCGGTACTGTTACTGGTAAGGGTGCTGACCTACTAATAATAGATGACCCACACTCAGAACAAGAAGCCAAGCTGGCTCAAGGAGATCCGGGCGTCTTTGATAATGTTTACGAGTGGTATACATCTGGCCCGCGTCAGCGTTTGCAGCCAGGTGGGGCGATTATTATTGTTATGACCCGCTGGTCGGATAAAGATCTGACCGGAAAGGTACTGAAAAGCGATTCATCTGACTGGGAAGTTATAGAACTACCGGCAATTCTTCCATCTGGTAATTCTTTATGGCCTGAATTCTGGCCTTTGGTTGAACTAGAAGCGTTAAAAGAGGAACTTCCTCCTTATAAATGGAACGCCCAGTACCAACAACAGCCTACGGGCGAGGAAGGTGCGCTAGTAAAGAGGGATTGGTGGAAGCGTTGGGAGTCAGATAGAGCGCCGCCGTGTGAATTTATCATCCAAAGTTGGGATACTGCGTTCACAAAGAGTCAGCGGGCTGACTATTCTGCGTGTACAACATGGGGTGTGTTCCACAAAGACGAAAATGAGAACGATGTAAACATCATTTTGCTCGATGCGTGGAAGGATAAGCTGGAGTTTCCCGAGTTAAAGGCTAAGGCCAAGGAAATGTACGACGAATGGCAGCCTGATTCCTGCATTATTGAGGCTAAAGCTGCTGGCGCGCCGTTGATATTTGAATTGAGAAGGATGGGTGTGTACGTTCAAGACTATACGCCGACCAGAGGTAACGATAAGTTCGTGCGTTTGAACAGCGTGACGGACTTATTTTCATCCGGTAAAGTGTGGGCACCCGAAACCCGTTGGGCTGACGAGGTTATCGAGGAGATGGCAAGGTTTCCGAACGCAGAACACGATGACTTGGTGGATAGTACGGTACAGGCATTGATGCGATTTCGGCAGGGCGGATTTTTGCGGCTTGATTCCGACGAAGAAGACGATCCAATCGAATTCCGTCGCAAGCGCGTTTACTACTAAGGACTAACATGGCGACAAATTTTGACAAAGCTCTCTATCAGGCACCTTTGGGCATGGGTAGCACTGAAATGGAACCGGATATTGAGATTGAGATTGAAGATCCAGAGTCTGTATCTATAGGACTTGGGGACTTAGAGATTGATATTGAGCCAGGCAAGGAAGAAGACGATGACTTTGACGCCAACCTAGCTGAGTTTATAACCGATAACGAACTTCAAGAACTGGCTGGGGACTTACTGTCGGACTTTGATGACGATATCGACGCACGTAAGGACTGGATGCAGACCTATGTGGACGGTTTAGAACTATTGGGGATGAAAATTGAAGAACGATCAGAACCATGGGAAGGTGCATGTGGCGTTTATCATCCGTTGTTATCTGAGGCTCTTGTCAAATTCCAAGCCGAGACGATTATGGAGACATTCCCAGCTGCGGGGCCAGTTAAAACTAAGATTATTGGTAAGGAAACACCTGCGAAGAAGGACGCTGCTGAACGTGTGCAAGACGATATGAACTATCAGCTCACCGAAGTCATGGTTGAGTACCGTCCAGAACACGAACGTATGGCATGGGGTCTGGGTTTATCAGGAAATGCGTTTAAGAAGGTCTACTTTGATCCCAGTCTTAATAGACAGGTAGCTGTATTTGTCCCAGCCGAAGATGTAGTCGTTCCTTATGGCGCATCTAATCTAGAAACAGCTAATCGTATGACCCATGTCATGCGCAAGACCAAGAATGACCTGCGCAGACTGATGGTTGCTGGCTTCTACAAGGATATCGACCTGCCGGAGCCACAGAATACGTTGGATGATGTAGAAAAAAAGATTGCGGAACGTATGGGTTTCCGTGCTACGTCGGACGATAGATACAAACTGTTGGAAATGCAGGTTTATTTAGATCTGCCAGGCTATGAGGATAAAGACGAGAAGGGCAAAGATACTGGCATCGGTCTGCCATACATTGTAACTATCGAAAAAACTTCTCAAGAGATTTTAGCTATCAGAAGGAACTGGCATCCTGAAGATGAAACGTGCCAGAAGAGGAATCACTTTGTTCACTACCCATATATACCCGGCTTTGGCTTCTATGCCTTTGGCCTTATCCATCTTATTGGTGCTTTTGCTAAGTCTGGTACTTCTATCATTCGCCAGCTTGTTGATGCTGGCACTTTATCGAACTTGCCTGGGGGTCTCAAGACTAAGGGAATGCGGGTCAAGGGAGATGACACTCCAATTTCTCCCGGCGAGTTCCGAGATGTGGACGTCGCGTCTGGCACCATTAGAGACAACATCCTCCCCCTCCCATATAAAGAGCCA